GGGATCCAGGCCGCGTCGGTATTTAGAAAGAACAGACAAGCAAGCGTCTGTTCTAGGGCGACCCTCAGAGCTAGCAAGCGGCTTGGACAGTGCTTGGTAGCTCTTCGGTAGTGGTTTAGGATGCTAGCCTTCCTTTTGATAATGGAGCGATTTCACCAACTCCGGAGCATCACCTTGCTACTAAACCACTAGTTTATCGTCGCTAAAATGCAAATGATTGCCATGATAAAAGCCAAACCAATGACAACCACGAAAGCGTATTCGACTAACATATCTCAAACCCCCCACAATTTTTGACAAAGGTATAAAACTCTTTGACGTTTGACACTTCAAACGGATAACTTGTCTCAGGGTCTTTTCGTTTTCCTTCGCCTTGACATCCGTTGCACTCGCCTTGAACATATTGGTCGTTTCGTTGACCTGTGCCGTTGCAAATTGGACATTCGACCAATGGCTTCGCTTCAATGCTCTTATTGTAAAGCCTTTCGTATCTCTCGACACCGCCATTGTCTAACTCGATCTTCAAAGCATTGGAAATATATTTGCAAGTCTCCGCATCAATGACATGACCACTGTTGTTGTGTCCACTCTCCCAATCCTCTTCACTGATGACTTCATCACAAAGCCCATGTATATAGTCCCAAAGCGGTCGCCAATACCAAACGTTGTTCCTAAAGTATTGACCACTCATTGATTGACCATCAAAGTAATCGCTCCAATCCTCAGAATCAAAGTCGTCGTGTTCAGGTCTTGATGGTGCTGTGGTTGTTGGATTCAATCCGTAAACGTCCATTCCCATGTTGTTCTCCTTGTTATTTATTAAGTACCTACATTATACGAAATATCCTATAGATGTGCAACACTTTTATTCCAATCGCTACATTACCGACTGCGGTATTGCGATTTGCCGCTGCAGATCCCGGGCCCGGCGTCCGTCGCTCTTTGTCAGAACAGACAAGCAAGCGCCCCGTAAACAAAGGGTTTCAGAGCCTTCCCCACAGCTACATTATGCGCACCAGCCGCTGCGGCCCTGGACGCCCTGGGAAACTTTTGTCAGAACAGACAAGCAAGCAGTTATCCACAGGTTATTCACAGTTTATGGCAAAGTTATCCACAGCTTTGCCCCATGAACTTTCAAGCGTGGCCCAAGAACCTTGGTCCCCGGTCCATATGGGTTCTGTTTTTAGCCCTTGGACGACCAACGACTCGACCTGGGACGCATGATAGAGGTGCATCGTGAATTTTCTAGGGGTAGAAGGGCGGAGGACCTGGGCCAAGATAAAAGCGGGCGCATCTGCTCTTTCTTCGTGATATGCGATTTGGTGTGGCGAAAGAGAAATTTTATTACTTTGGGTTACTTTAAGTTCAGCAGTGAAGTATACGCCGCGTGGGGACACCCCCAATACATCAGGTATACCGAGATTAACCCATGATTCAATACGCATCAGCCGGAACGACTTTAAATTCGTTTTGACTTTTTTCCAAAATAAAGATTCTTTTTTAGCCACAGTAAGCCAAGTGTATCAAAATAAAGTAAAAAGAACTTGATATATAAGATAGGTTTGATAGACTTGAGTAGTGTAGAGAAGTGTTTTTCTACACGGATAAACGACGGGTAGTGTCATCTTCGGTTGGCACTGCTTGTAAAAACAAACTTAATTACGGGAGTTAATTATGAACCAAATAGATAACCTAAACGGCGAGATGTTAGCAAGAGCGTGTGCTTTTGCAGCCAAGCCAAAAGACGCACGTTTTTATTTAAGAAGTGTGTTTGTCGAACGCAGAGAAGAGGGCGGTGTTTACATCGTAGCCACCAACGGCCACGTTCTTTGTTGTTACACAGATGAAGAGGCTGTGCCGCACGAAGATTTTAAAAGTGTGATACTCGACATCTACCAAGAAAACTCATCGAGAGTTCTGCCCTTTTTCACCGAACTTAAAAAAAGCAAGGGAAAAAGAATGCGCATGATAAACCAAAGCTACATGGGTGCTGTCGCCATCACAGATGAAGGTGATGTGAACTCAAGAATAGTCGACGTCATTGAAGGGAATTATCCTGAATGGCAGAAGATATTCAAATATTGGGCCTTGGAAGGTGCAGACGATCAATTGAATCTTGAAAACGAAAGCGTTGTTTTTGATCCGAAATACTTAGCTATGTTAAAAGACCTTGTTTTAAAAGGGTCCAATGATCTGGTGTCTTTTGTTGCCGGTAGCTCAGAAAAAGTTGGTGTGTTTCAAACAAGCAACGCCATTGTTGGCATAATGCCTTGTAGAGCAAGTGCTCCTGATACACATGAGTTTTTGGAGGTGTCTGATGATGAGTAAAGTAAAAGAATATAAAATAACCACGACTTTAGTTTGTATTGTTGAGGCAGAAAACAAAGAACAAGCTCAAGAAGAATTTGATAATCTTTCAGATTATGGGTATGTAGATGATTGTAATATAGAGGAGGTGTCCAATGACTAATGGCGCAAAAGTAACCTACGGCGAAAACAACAAAGGTGCTGTTTGGCTGGGTTGGGGCAAAGGTAGGGTGTTTTTTGAGAAAGACCCAACAACGGGAGAGATAACTTGGATTGATCCTAGCGAAGATGCTAGGGTCAGCCAGATTCTTATCAGCCGAGCAAAAGCAATATATAAGAAGGTGCAAAACTGATGTTGCGGTTGCTCGGTCTAACAACTATCGTTTTTGGTTTGGTTTTTCTGGATTTGTCCACGTTGCCGATCAAAAACGATTTGTATTTTCTATACCTACTAGGAACGTTTAACAATCTTTTTTCACTTAACTACACCACGGCTGTTGTGCAATCTTTTTTATGCGCTTCTATCGTAGGCTATGGTTTTTATTTAACAGGGAAATGAACAAAGATAAAAAACAAGAGTGGAAGAAGGTTTATTATTACAACGGCAAAAAAATTCCAAAAAAAGAATATGATAAAATGCCAAATGGACCAAGAAAATTTTATGGGTTTATATAATGAGAGTTAAAAACAAAGAGCACCAATCTTTAGGTTTTAAAGAACTTGAAGAATTGGTTATAGAGTTCCCAACCGATGCTGGTTTAGGAAGATACATCAGACAGCTGTATTGGGACAAAAAGAACACGAGACTGCTTGACCAAAGGTTTGATCCACAAACCGATTGGATAGATGCGACACCAACATGAACCTCCTAGACCCTATTTTTAATTTTTTTGATTGGATTAAACAAACAATCTACAAAATTAAAAGGGGACCTATACAAACTATGCCGAGGAAAAAATGACAAAAGTATGGCGAAAAAACGAGTGGGAAAAAATGACTGAAGACCTTCAAAAAGACCCCAATTTCTACACCTTTGTTCAGGGAATGTATCAAGAAAACACTTCTGAAAGACAAAGCGAAGGAAGAACTCCTTATCTAAATGTTTTTGATTACTACAGGAAATACCCTGAGTGGTTGAGACGAAAATTTTACGGCGAGTCTTAAAATGAAAAAAAACGACACACGATTAAACCCAACGAGGCCCTATGTTGAGGGCGTTCATAAAAAGAAAACCGATCCTGAGTTTAGGGCTTGGTTTGTGGAAAACAAAGATCAGTTTGCGCCTTGGTTTGTTAAGGGTGTTATAGAAGGCAGCAATCTTTGTGTTGCCAATGCTGTTTGGGAGTGGGAAAAGGCGACCGGAAAAGCCTATGAAGACTGACAAAGAAGACATGGTAAACAGACCTCCTCACTACAACCAAGGAGGAATAGAGTGTGTTTTAGCTATTGAAGCAAGTATGACGCCGGAGGGTTTTCGAGCCTATTTAAAAGGAAACGTTATCAAATATTTATGGCGCTACGAACATAAAAATGGTATAGAAGATTTAAAGAAGGCTCAATGGTACTTAGCTAGATTGAGGCTTTGCGTAGAAAAAAACGGTGAAAAGAATGCAGGATTACCAACTAATAAAACATAAGAACAAGTATGTGTTGCTCTGTAGTGATGGTCAAGAAGTTGAGCTTTGTACTCAGAAAGAAGAGGAAGCTGTAAAACTGGCAAAAAGAGCCATAAGACTGTTAAACAGGACTAATCAGAAGCTTCAGTAAAGACTGCTTCTTCTGCTTCCAGGAGAGGTTTGTAGTCTGACAACAGGTCCTTAATTCTTGTCTTGATCTCAGTTTCAGACAAAGATTCCAAAGAACCTGTGCGAATTTCCTTACGCTCAACATAAAGACCGGCCGCTCTTCCCCTTTGAACTTCCGCGGAAACCGCAGCCGTTAGATTCCCTTTTTCAAGAGCCTGATCTCGAATGTCTGCTAGTTTTCTAACATGTCTTCCAAACGTAACTTCGTATTTACGATCCACTTCTGCTTGGAGTTCTCTTATGTATCTGACTACAACAGGATATTTTTGTGGGTTTAGAAGTTCTGATGCTCGGACATGAGCACTTTCTTTGCTATATCCGGCTGTGATTGCACACTCGGTTTGGGTTTTAGATCCGTCGTTGTAAACAAACTCTTTCGCAAATTTGATTTGCTTGTTGGTCAAGTGTTTATCGTTTCGGCCTTTTATGTTTCCTGATGTTCCTTTTGGCATGTTTGAATTATACCCATCAAAGTAAAAATAAGTAAAGATATTTCACCGCACCCACCGCACCTCCACCGCACCTCACTCAGGTTAGGTGAAAACCCCTATAAACAAAGGCTTTCATCCAAAACGCACCTCCGCACCTCACTTTTTGAAAAAAAATTCTGATTAGTCTTTTGTAAAATCTCAAAAACAGAAGTTCAGGTTAGGTTGTAGTTGTCTATATAGGAAAACAAGACCCCTTGATTTTAAAGGGTTTCAGGCGTACCATACCTCGATTTTTACCTAACTTCTAGTGAACTTCTACGTTTTTTTGAGGTGCGGTGGATAAATCAACACAAAACCCCTAGAAATTGAACCTTTATGCCTATAAATTGGAGCTCACCGCATGGAAACAGCAAGAAAACTGTGGGAAATGACCAAAAGTCCCTGGTCCTTCGTCCCTAAAAAACTCAACGAACGTCAAATTGTACAATTCCTACTCGACGTATTTCTTTCCACAATTATGCTTGTATGTATGGGACTAGTTCTATATACTTAGTCAATTAACTATAACTAAGCGCGTTAAGTTCTACGGATAAGAGGTGGTCTCAGTTCGTAGATTTGTAAAAAGTTTACTAAAGATTAGCGCTTAGTTCTCCCAAGTGGATTTTAGTAAACAATGAGGCCACAACACTTAAACACACGGAGAAAAAAATGAACCTGAAACCACAAACGGTATTGAGCACGTTCGACGGCATGAGTTGCTTTCGCATCGTTCTTGACCAACTAGGCATACC